TTACAATAGCAGTAGACAACTCATACTTTACAGAACTTGCACAAGATGCAATTAACTCAGCATTTGTTGAGGGTAATGGTATTACTAGAGTATACAATGATACAGGTAATACATTTACAGTTGCAGTAGACACTTCAGTAATTGCTAATAAGACATATGTAACAGATGCAGTTGCAGGTTTAGCAAATACAGTAGATACAGATTATATTCCAGTATCTGATCGTGGAATTGCAGGTGGAGTTGCTTCACTTAATAATAGTGGATTAATTCCAGATGCTCAAATTAACAATGCAACATGGGCAACAAAATTTGACGTTGCATCATTAAGTTCAGGACTTCAAATTAAAAGCTCAGTTCGTGCAGCATCAACAGCCAACTGGTCAGCAGTTCGTTCAGCAGGAACATCAGATGCATCAGGCGGAAATGGTGTTGGAGAGTATTTAACAGCTTCTGCAAATGGCGCAATTATGATTGACGGTGTAACACTAGCTGCTAATGATAGAGTTCTTTTAAAAGATCAGACAGATGCCAAGCAAAATGGTATTTATATTGTAACTAATGCAGGAAGTGGATCAACAAAAGCAATTTTGACTCGTGCTCAAGATGCAGATAACAGCGTTGATGGAGAAGTAAGAGAGGGAATGTTTGCATTTTCTCAAGAAGGAACTTCAAATTCTCGTGATGGATATGTATTATTAGCATCAGCTTCTAGACCAGGAGAAATCTTCCAGCTAGGAACAGACTCACTTAATTTTACACAATTTACAGGAGCCATTCCAGTAAATATTGGTTCAGGTTTAACAAAATCCTCAGATCAAATTAGCGTTGATTTTAATGTGGCTGCTGATAAAGCAACTTTAGATTCTTTTATTACAGCAACTGCAACAAACTTTACAAATCAAACTACAGCTACTACAAATTTAACTACAAGAGTATCAGCAGCAGAAACTAATATAACTGCAGTACAAGCATACGGCGCAAGAATAACAACTGCAGAATCTGATATTACGGCTATTAAAGCAGTTAATGCTACACAAACTGCTGCTATAACTGATTTAACATCAGTTAATGGAACTCAGTCTGCAGCAATTAGCGCAATTGAAACAAAAAATTCAGATCAAGATACAACTCTTGCATCACATACATCAAGTCTTGCTACACAGGCTGGACAAATTACAGCAATTCAGACAGTTAATGCAACTCAAACATCTGATATTTCTGCAATAAATTCATCCATAACAACAATTAATACAAACCTTGCTCCAAAAGCAAGCCCAACATTTACAGGAACAGTTGTTCTTCCAAGTACAACTTCAATTGGAAATGTTTCAGCAACAGAGATAGGATATGTAGATGGAGTAACATCAGCAATTCAAACACAACTTGATGCTAAACTTGCAACTTCATCAGCAGCATCTACATATGAAACAATTTCAAACGTAGCCCTTAAAGCTCCACTTGCTAATCCAACCTTTACAGGAACTGTAAATGGAATTACAAAAGCAATGGTTGGTTTGGGATCAGTTGATAATACAGCAGATTCAGCTAAGCCAGTATCTACAGCACAGGCAGCAGCAATTGCTACTGCTAAATCTGAAGCCCTAGCTGCAGTAACTGCAGTAGTTGGAAGCGCAGGAGCAGCACTTGATACACTTGGAGAAATTGCAACAGCACTTGGAAATGACGCAAACTTATCTTCAACACTTACAACAGCAATTGCGGGCAAGGTTGCTTCCTATACAACAGTAACATCTAAAACAGCAAACTTTGGAATTAATGATGCAGACTACCACGACGGTTGGCTAGATGCAGATTCTACTGGAGATATTACAATTACAGTTCCAGCAGATGGAACAAACTCACGGACATATCCAGTTGGAACATCAATTGATATATTTAGAGCCAATACAGGAAACGTAACAATTGCAGGTTCAGGAGCAACAGTTAATGGAACTCCAGGATTAAAATTGAGAGCACGTTACTCTTCAGCATCATTGTTTAAGAGAGCAGCAAATTCATGGGTCCTTATCGGAGACCTTACAGCTTAATAAATAAAATTATAGGAGATAAAAATGGCAAATAAAAAGATAGGTATTAAATCATCGGCCCAGGATAATTTCTTAGAGCCAAATGCAGTTACATCTTTGGCTGCTACCGCAGTAAATGGCGGAGCTAGCGGAAATGGATCAGTAAACCTAACTTGGTCTTTACCAGCAGCATCTCCACCAGCAACACTTTATACAATTACATCAACACCAACTACAACTACACAAAGCACAGTAAGTACATCATTTGCTTTTCCTGGTTTAGCTGGAGGAACATCTTATACATTTACAGTAGTAGCATCAAATGCAGCAGGAAGTAGCGTACCAACTACTTCCTCTGCAGCTACTCCAACAACACTTCCTAATGCACCATCAGCACCAACTGCAGCATCTCCAAATGCTAACCAGGATGTTGTTTCATGGTCAGCACCGTCAGCCACTGGCGGAACCGCTATTACTGGATATACTCTTAAATCATCAGATGGACCAACATATGATTATGACGGATCTACAACTTCTGCTACAATTTCAGAAACAGCAGGAACAGCACAGACTTATCAAGTACTTGCAAAAAATGCAAATGGAAATGGTCCGTACTCAGCATCTAGTAACAGTATTACAACTACCGCACCATACTTCCCACCGTACTTCCCGTTTTTCCCACCCTACTTCCCGTTCTTCCCGTTCTTCCCACCATCCTTCCCACCTTATTTCCCGTTCTTCCCGTTCTTCCCACCATACTTCCCACCTTACTTCCCATACTTCCCGTTCTTCCCACCATACTTCCCACCGTACTTCCCGTACTTCCCGTTCTTCCCACCGTTCTTCCCACCAGGGTTTGGACCGTTCTTCCCACCAGGGTTTGGACCTTTCTTCCCACCATCATTTGGACCATACTTTAAGTCCAAGTATTGTATCGAAGAAGATTCACAATTATTAACACCAAATGGATATATCCTTGCAAAGGATGTAAAGGTAGGAGATATACTTCTTACAATAGATCCATCTGAATTAAATAATGGTGACATGGCTTCAGATATAACACTAAAAGACAAAGTAACTCTTAGCGAGACAACAGTTGTTAAGCATGAGGTAAGTCAAAAAGATCTAATTAAGTTCAATGATTCTGAAACATTATTTTCAGAAGGACAGCCAATCTTTGTAAAAGATGGAGACTTAATTAAATATAAAGAAACTGGTCAAGTTCAAGTTGGAGACATACTTGTAACATTAAGAGTAGAATCTTGTGAGATACTATTTGAGACAGTTGAAACTATAGAAAAGCTTCCAGCCAAGGATGTTTATGACATCAGATGCGAACCTTCACAGTGGTTCATAGCAGGAAACTACATAGTAATATCTTAAAATAAATAAAATAAAGGGGGCTAGCAAAAGCTGGCCCCCTTTATTATTTGTATTAAGGGTTGTATCTATAAATGTAAAATGCTATACTTTAAACATGAGCAATATACAGGACGACTGGTTTGATAAAGATAGGTCTGAAACTTCTTCTAATAGGAAGCCAGATGGGATGTTTGGCAATATAAAAATAACAAATGAGGGTCTAGGATTAGATTTATATAATCAAGCCTTAGATCCTGCAAAGATAAACTGGTACATCGATACTCTTGAAAAAAATTTAAATCCAAATACTAGATATTTTTGGAATGAGGCTCGTGTAACTAATTCAGACCAACCAATTAAAAAGGCTAGAGACTGTGTTGATTTTAAAATGAATTATAGTACATTAGGCGGAACACAAAATCAAGAAAATAGTGAGCTATGGCAAGTTTATGATGAGATTTATAAAAAGTTAAAATCTTGTGTAGATAATTATTGTAGATATTGGGGCATTAATGTAACATACTATGAAGTATTTAATTTTGTAAAATATGAAGGCGAAGGTAAAGAGTTTAAAGTTCATGCAGATGATGGACCAATGTATAAAGCAGCAGTATCTGCAGTAATTTATTTAAATGATGATTACGAAGGCGGAGAAATATGGTTCCCAAGAATGGATAATAAAATAATTAAACCAAAATCAGGAGACATAGCAATATTCCCATCAAATTATATTTATGAACATGCATCTCTTCCAATAAAATCAGGAACAAAATATTGTGTTGTTATAATGATGGATTTAAATGATATGGCTCATCAGGGACATATTCAAAATGCTGCTGCAGCAGCATCTTCACCGTACTAAGGAGAAAAAATGGAACCGATAGACCCAGCTCAAGAAATTAAAAAGCTGCAAGACCAAAAGTATATTAGCGAATGGGAAGCTGAGCAGCATAGACCAATAAAAAAAACTTGGACTGAAAAAATTGATTTAGGTAGTGGAATTTGGTGTTACAGAAATGTATTACCAAAAGGCGGAGATATTCCTGCTAGACTAGAAGCAATTCTTGAAGAAAAAGACAATCAATATGACTGGATGCCAGCCTATGTTGGATATCAAGAAAGAATGCCAGACTATAGAGACTGTGTAGATTTTAAATATAAAAAATCAGATATTCACGGTGAACGTGAAGCGGATAATAAACTAAGAGATATATGGCAAGAATGCTATGATCCTCAATATCAAGCAGTTCGTGATTATTGCAGAACCTATAACATTCATAACTTAAGATATTGGGAAGCATTTAATTTTATTAGATATACGCCAGGAAATCACTTCATGGAACATCATGATCATGGGTATTCATATAATTGCACAGTATCTCTTGTTGGATATTTTAATGATGATTATGAAGGGGGAGAGCTTTATTTTAGATTGCAAAATCTAAACGTCAAACCACAAGCAGGAGATCTTTATATTTTTCCATCTAACTTTATGTACCCCCATCAGGCTAAAAAAGTTATATCAGGAACTAAATATTCAATTGTTACAATGTTAGACTATAGCGCAAAATTTCATACACAGGAAATGTTTGTTGAGACTGGTGACTAATGAGTAATCAAATAAATGCCTATAGAACTTCTCCAACAGCTTTTGTTGTAGAGCCTTTGTCTGTTGTCAGAGACTGGATGGATGAAACTTTTGATAAACATGCATACCACTGTTTCCCAGTTACATTGGCAAACACTATAGGATGGGCAATTTCAGCAAAAGCTGATATTAAATTTATTTGGGATGGCGTAAATGACCATTCATCAGATCGTGTAAAAATATTAGAAGGAGAAGAGTTGTGTTATACAGGTAGAGGACAATCGACTGTAAGCTTTAATACAAATTTAAAATTTGTTACCGATAAAAACTTAAGCCTATTAGCCATAAATGCTCCAAACTTTTTTAATAGAGATTTTGAAGTTATTTCTTCTGTAATATCTACATCTTTTTATCCACATCCACTACCGCTTGCAATAAAAGTTACAACTGCAAATAAAGAAATTACTATAAAAGCAGGACAAATAATTGCAGCAATTATTCCAATATCATTAGGTCAGCTAAAAGACTCTGTTATAAATGTTGATGATTATGTTAGTAACCCAGTTGCCGAAAAAGCAGCTCAAGCATATGGAAATGCTTCTGCATTAAAAACTGCTTTAGGCGAGTGGACCGATTGGTATAGAGACGCCATAAATGAAAAAGGTGAATCTGTCGGAGAGCATGAAGTCAAAGCACTTAAGCTTAGGACTGTATATGTTAAAGACGGGAAACAGTGTGGCACTAACGATTAAATTCGTATCAAACAGACCATGGCTAAATAAAGATAGTAATTCTAAACCAGAACCAATAATTAAAAGTATTCCAGAATGGTATAGGAAAGCAGATAGATTTGCTAAAAAACCAGATGGAGAATTTTGGGAAAATCCAGGTGGTGGAAAAATACCTACATGGAAAGCTTGTCCAGCAATATTTGATATAATGGGAACAGGATATACTTTAAAGACTCCATGCGACATTGAGTTTATTCCAGGAGATTTTGGCGCTATAACCGCTAAAGTTTCAGATAAAAGATATCAAGATTTTTGTTCAGTTAGACCACCAATGCCTCAATTCAAACATCCGCAAGGATATCATGAAACTCATTTTGCATGGTTTCCAGATTGGGCAATAGAAACCCCAGAAGGGTATAGCGTTCTATATTCTCAACCATTTAATAGATTTGAACTCCCATTCCTAACTACTTCTGGAATTATAGATAATGACAAAGTTAATCTACCAGGATCTATGCCATTTTTTCTTATAAAAGGCTTTACTGGAATTATTCCAGCAGGTACTCCTTATGCACAAATGCTGCCATTCAAAAGAGAAGATTGGCAATCTGAAGTTGTAATTGAAAAAGCTTCAGGACTAGAAAAAAAGAATCTTGCAAATTCAGCAAAATATAGAAAGCCAGACGGCGGTATCTATAAAAATGAAGTTTGGTCTAAAAGGACCTATTCTTAGGATGGTATAATAAATATATGGATAATAAATCAGCTACTAACTGGGGATGGAACGAAAGAGTTTCAATAACTCCATCAGGATTTTTTGGAAATTCCCCAGAACATATTCAGTCTAGAGAAAATATTATGACTCCAGAAGAACATAAGTTTCTTTTAGAATCAGCTAGATCTATTGAAGAATGGGATATAACTGAAACTCATTACAATGAAAATGGAACAGTAATTTATGATTCCACATATTGGGATAATCGTGTTGCATCAAGACCTATTTTAGATAGACTTGATCCAAAAATATCTGTTGTTATTGAGACTATAGTTGAAAGACTTAAAAAAGAAGTAGACGAATATTTTAAAGTTGATGCATTACCAACAAGCCCAGCAATAGTCAGATGGCTTCCAGGATATAGACAAGAACCGCATGCAGACAAAGAGCTTCACACGGGCCCAGATGCTGGCAAAGCAAATGATTTTCCATACTACGATTTATCGGGTTTATTTTATTTAAATGACGACTACGAAGGGGGAGAACTTTATTTTCCTAATCAGGGAATAGAGTTTAAACCAAAACCTGCAGCAGGATATTTTTTTCCAGGAGATATGAATTATATACATGGGGTAAAAGAAATAACTAGCGGAATAAGATATGTCATTCCATTTTTCTGGACAATATTAAAGCATACAGGAGAAAAACAGCCATGACAAAACAATGTGTTTGTGGAAGGTCACAATCTTATCCATATTGTGATAATACACATAAAATTAAAAAACAAAGACCAGAAGAAGAAATTAAATTTGAAGTAATTTATCCAAAAGTTTATATTTATAGAAATTTATTTAAAGACATAAAAGGATTTTTGGAATCAGCTAAACAGCAAGAGGGCTGGGAAAAATGGTATACATTTGGATCTATGCTTTCTTTAATGGAGCAAAGAATTAATTTTGATAAATTCCCAACTTTAGAAGAATATAAATCTGCTAGATCTTGGGGTCCAATTTCATCTCAATCTGAATTAACAGAAGAAGTGGGCGATATATTTTATAAAGTAACCAGCCATTATCTTAAAAATAATCCAGATATACAGTTGCCAAATTATAGCAAAGGCTCAGCATCTATAAACATATATGAAAACGATTCAGGCATATCTGATCATTACGCAATGAACTATCATACTGATTTTGTTGTTCCTCTTAAAGAAAATCCAGGAATTAAATTTGGACTAACAACAACATTTTATTTAAATGACGATTATGAGGGTGGAGAAATATGCTTTAAGATTAATGATCATTATATTTCTCATAAACCTCAAGCAGGAGATGTTATTGTTTTCCCATCATCAGACCCGTATATGCATGGAGTAAGAAAATCTTTTGGGCCACGGAGATATATGATAAGGTGTTTTTGGGAATTTGAAGATAAAGGTTCAGACCAGTGGCATGCAAACAAAGAAAAATTTGGAGCAGAAACCTGGGAACAAATGGAAAAAGATAGATATAAAAAAGAAATTTTTAATGCACAAATTGACGGAGAGTCAGTTCATCAATTTTTTGGAAGGGATAACGGTAAATATTAATGATAGACGGAATGATTGACATTATAGATAAAGATCAGTTTATATATCTTCAAGACGAAGAAGTTCCAGACAACAAGCGTGGAGTACTTGGCGTAAATCGTAATACTGTTGTAGAAATACCAGATTTTATTGATCCAGAAATAGTTACAAAGATGATTAACTTTTTTGAGAACTGTGACGTAGAGTGGGGAGACATTGCATTTTACGGATCATCGGGTAAAGGAATTAAAACAGACTCGGAAACCATGGCTAAGTTTGGACTGCCAGATGGATTTTTTGACAAGTTAAAAGACAAGTACAAAGAAGCAGTTGAAACTGTTTTTGATAGAAAGGTTAGAGCAAATACATCTCATGCACAAAAATGGGATGTTGGAGGCTTTGCAAGCCCACACTCAGATAATTCAGATAACTCAGGAAAGCCAAATGCTTTTGAGATTAATAAATATGTAGGTATACTTTATTTAAATAATGACTATGAGGGCGGAGACCTTTATTTTTGTGACAAAGATAATGAAATGAAAACATATTTATCTTTTAAGCCAAACGCATATTCTTATTACGTATTCCCAGGAGGCTATGAAAATATTCATGGTGTGTCAGAGATAACCGCTGGAACAAGATATACAATGGTTTCTTTTTGGGACTATGAAGAGCTTGTTTATGACCAAGAAACCCTGGATCGGTGGGAAGAAGAAGAAAAGCAAGTTAGAATTGAACAGGCAAAGCAAAAAGAAGAATGGAATAAAGGCAATAAATATGCTTGAGGGACAAGATTTTTATAAAATAGCTCCTAAAATTATTGTATATAAAAATTTGTTTAGCGATCCACAATTTTTAGAAAGCTTTGAATATATTAAATCAATAGATAATACTTGGGTAGACTGGTATACCTTTGGAAAACAAAAAAATTTTCCTCTTAAAAATTTAAGAAATCACTATGGGTCAGGAGTTTTAAATGAAAATGAATTTAAACAAGATATTAATTTTGACGATGAGCCTGATGAAAAACTTAAATTTTTTTATAATTATATAGAAAATATTTTTTATAAAACAACAAAACATTACCTTGAATTAACTCAAGAATCAACACCAAATAATTGTCCAATAAATCATAGCAGTTCAACTCTTCTTAAATATATACCAAATGAAAGCTTTAAAAATGCAGTTATGGGACACCATACAGATTTTCAGCAAGAAAAAGAACAAGAGCCAGGACGTAAATTTTTTATAACTTGCAATATGTATTTAAATGACAATTATGATGGTGGAGAAGTTTCATTTAAAATATACCCAGACGGATCAAATAATCCTAACGATGAATATGTTAGGCATTTATATAAGCCAGAATCTGGCGATGTTACAATTTTTCCATCAAGAGCTCCATACTATCATGGCGTAAGGGCAGTAAAAAATGGAATTAAATATTTTATTAGAAGTTTTTATATGTATGAGTATGGGGGATCAGCAGAGTGGCATGCCAATAAAGAAAAATATGGCGAGGAACTCTGGAGACAGATGGATCTTAAAAGACAGAAAAATGATATGAAATCTGGAATGAATACTAGAGATGAAGCTGGTGAAAAAAACTATGAATGATTTAAAATTAACTCAATACGGCAAAATACATTATTACGAAAATGTTATTGCAGATCCAGATTATTTAATTAATTTAATTGAATTGTCTGACGGAGGATTGACAGAAAATACAAGTATTCCAAAATGGAATAAATGGGCAGCAAGTGGAGATATAGAATATGTATTTGGATATCAAAAAAGATTTACAAATAATGTAGATAAAGATAATCATCCAGACATTAGAAGAATTAATAATATACTTAAAAATGCTATTGTCGGAGCATCTCAACATTATGCAAAAATTGAAAAAATTGAAATAGGTTCTCTCATGCCA